TATTAGATCACTCTTTGAGTGGTCTTTTTATTTTAAAAAGAGAGGATTTTAAAAAATGGATAATGAAAAATTTATTACTAAATGCAAACAATTGGTAGCAGACTATGCAAATGAAAACTTTGATAAAACAGATCAAACGCAGATTACAATGGACGATGTATTTGTTGTTTGGTCCTGTAAGACGCTACAAAATAATAAAGCGTTGCTGAGTACTACGGTATCGGACGGAATGTATTACGAGCTAACGTATAACGGCGATAAATCAGAAATCTATTTTGATGCCTACAAAAAATGGGAAAACAAAGCGATCAAAGTCTAGCACATGCTAGGCTTTTTCTTTACATAAGGGAGGCTGCATAATGAGAAACTACTGGTATATATCGCTAACTAATGAATATCCTCGAACCATTGATGATTGTTCAGTGCGTGTTGTGCGTTCTGTACAAATCAAAGGGAAGTACTCTATTGTTGAAATGGGGAGAGAAGCAACACCAAAAGAGATCGATAAATGCAAACTTCTTTATTGCGGTCATGGATATTGGAAAGACGAATATATTCAGAAAAATATTAGGAGGTACTTATCATAAAAAATTTTTATGAAGCTGTTCTAAAAACAACAGTAAGCAAAGAGTTATCAAAAGTGTATAAGAAAGCATTGGAAATTGAAAACGATCGTAAATGGGTAGAAAACTCTATTACTGCTAATGGAGAAACCACCATTGAAATTAAACCGGTTTGGGGCGGTTGTTATGCGAACGTAGATATCACAGAAATCGGAGAAGGTAAAGCTGTGTTGATTCTAACTCTAGTATCAAGAACTTTACCTAATTTGAAAGAAACAGTTAGAAGTTATGAACTAGACGGAATGGAAACTATCCATACCAGTTATTAATTACACATATTGAAAGGTGGTGATGGAAAATGAGTAAGTTGAATCCTAAGCAACAAGCCTTTGCTGATGAGTACATCATCACAGGCAATGCTTATCAGTCAGCGCTGAAAGCTGGCTATAAAGAAAACTACGCTAAGAATGCACAAGAAAAATTGGTGGAAAAAGGTGGAAAAGTATCCGACTACATTCAAGAGAAGCTAAAAGAAGTTCAAACTAAGAGGCATTTAACAATGGAAGAAGCTTTGGCTATTACTGCTTCTATTGCAAAAGGAGAACCACAACGCTTTGAAGTTGTTAAGAGAGATCCTTATACAAACGAAATCATAGAACGTGAAGTGAGTGAATATTCAGCAGGTTTCAAAGAACGTAACCAAGCACTTGAGCATTATTATAAAATAAACGCAGCATTTGTAGATAAGCAGAAAGTTGAAATTTCTGAAATACCTACTTTCATTGATGATATAAGTAGTGATGATGATGGCTAAAAAACTATCTGAATTTCTTCCGCCGAAGTTTCATTCAGTATGGAGAGCGACTTTAAATCAAGACATTCTTAATATAGTTTGTAAAGGTGGCCGGGGGTCAGGAAAATCATCGGATATAGCGCATATCGTTACTCAGTTACTTATGAGATATGCAGTGAATGCTGTAGGTATACGTTATGTTGATAATACACTTGAGCAATCTATTTACGAGCAAATGAAATGGGCAATTGAGAAGCAGGGAGTATCGCGCCTATTTAAGTTTAATAAGTCACCACTTAAAATTACCTATCTTCCAAGAGGAAATTATATGATATTTCGCGGTGCTCAAAACCCAGAACGAATCAAGTCTTTAAAAGATAGCAAGTTCCCATTTGCTATAGGTTGGATTGAAGAATTAGCAGAATTTAAAACAGAAGATGAAGTCACGACTATCACGAACTCCCTTTTACGTGGAGAATTAGATGATGGTCTTTTTTATAAGTTTTTTTACAGCTACAATCCACCTAAGAGAAAACAATCTTGGGTAAATAAAAAATATGAGACTTCTTTTCAACCAGACAACACTTTTATTCATCACTCGACCTATCGGGATAATCCATTCATCTCTAAGGAATTTCTGAAAGAAGTTGAGGCAACTAGAGCAAGTAACCCAAGAAGGGCTGAGTGGGAATATGATGGTAAAGCTGTGGGGTCAGGAGTTGTACCTTTTGATAATCTACAAGTTAAGAAAGGTTCTATTACAGATGAAATGATCTCTAACTTTGATAACATCCGCAACGGTTTGGACTATGGATATGCAACGGATCCTTTAGCGTTCGTCAGATGGCATTATGACAAAAAGAAAAACGGTATTTATGCAATCGATGAAATTTACGGCGTGAAGATCAGCAATAGAGAATTTGCAAACAAAGCTAAATCTAAAGGTTACCAAAATGAGGAGATATTTTCAGATAGCGCAGAGCCAAAGAGTAATGCTGAATTAGTTAATGAACATGGCATGAAAGGAATAAAAGGCGTGAAAAAAGGACCTGATTCTGTTGAGTACGGTGAACAGTGGCTAGATGATTTGGCTTTTATTTGTATTGATCCACTACGCACTCCGAATATTGCTAAGGAATTCGAGAACATCGACTATCAAACAGATCGTGATGGAAATCCTAAGCCAAGGTTAGAGGATAAAGATAACCATACGATTGATGCGACAAGATACGCCTTCAACGAAGACATGTGGGCCAAAAAGAAATCAACCGTTACTAAAGAGCAGCGGAACAAAATCAGAAGAATGTTTTAAGGAGTGTGAGAAATGGATAAGGTAAACGAATTTGAATACGGTGCTGATATACATTATTCTAACGACGTGAACACAAATTATGTAAAGTTTAGCGTAGATTCCAATCTTCACTATAGATTTAGCTCAGCAGAAGATTTACTAAACGATTCAGATACTTTAGCAGCAATGATAAAACATCATCATGAATATCAGGTAAAGCGGCTTAGTGTATTAGATGATTATTACAAAGCTAGAAATACAAATATCATGGATAACCGTAGACGTAGAGAAAAGGAAAAAGCGGATCACCGATCAGCACATAACTTTGGAAAAGTTCTTTGTACGTTTGATGTTGGGTACAACACAGGCAATCCTATAAAAGTGCAAATCGAGGACACAAATCAACAAAAAGAAATCGAAGAGTTTAATACTAATAATGACATAGATGGGTTAAATGCTGAACTCTGGCTTGATATGGATAAGTATGGGAGATCCTATGAGATTATCTATCGAGATTCAGATGATACAGATTATGTTGATTTGGCTAATGTATTTGAAACGTTTGTTGTATATGATACTACAGTAAAACGAGAGCCTATTTTGGCTGTACGGTATCCTAAGACAAGATTCAACAAGGATGCTGATAAACAGTACATTCAACCAATCGTATACACAAAAGAAAAAAGTATCACTTATGATGAGACGACACTAACAGCAATTGAGTTAAAAAATCCCCAGGATGAACCGCATGAATATAAAGAGGTACCTATTACAGAGTATTCTCCTAATCGTTTCCGAATGGGCTTGTATGAAGATGTGCTATCCTTGATTGATCTATATGATGCAGGACAGTCTGATACAGCCAACTATATGACTGATTTAAACGATGCTCTCCTAGTTATTAGTGGCGATATTGAAGCATCAGGACTATCCACAGAGGACGCCATCAAGCAGAAAGAAGCGAATATGCTTTTGCTTGAATCTGGAACTGATGTGAACGGTAATAAAACAAGTGTGACTGCAGGATATATTTACAAACAATATGATGTGAACGGTGTAGAAGCATACAAAGACAGAGTGCGCAAGGATATCCACGAAATCTCAATGGTTCCTGATCTTACTGATGACAATTTTTCCGGAGTGCAATCGGGAGAAGCGATGAAATATAAATTATTTGGATTTGAACAAATGACGGCAACAAAGCAAAGGCTATTCAAAAAAGGTCTTATGCGGCGTTATCGTCTTTTATTTAGCCTAAAATCAAGTATTTCTGAAATGGATAACTCCGATTTGAAAGGCTTCCGTGTAATATTTACGCCTAATCTACCTAAAGCCATTCTGGAAGAGTTGAAATCTTTGGTTGATGCTGGAGCTGAACTCAGTCAAGAGACGATTTTAGGACTCGCTTCTTTTGTTCCAGATGTACAGGCAGAGTTGAAACGAGTAAATAAAGAAACGCAAAAGCAGATTGGCATTTTTGATTCGGATGGTGAAGAAGTAATTAACAACAAAAAAGATGAAACAGGGGAGTGATTAAGTGAAATCACAAGATTACTTCATCAAAAGGGAAAAGGCGTGGCAAGAGCAACAGATTAAAGATGATAAATCTCGCATGGCTGAAATCAAGAAGCGATTGCAATACGCACAGGATGCGATACAGAAAGAGATAGATGCGCAGTGGGATAGTTTTTCAAACGGTCAGAAAACCACTCGTAGCGAAGCCATGAAGCGTGCAAGCGAAATGGACGTTAAGGCATTTGCTCGTAAAGCTAAAAAATATGTTAAAGAAAAAGACTTCTCTCCTACAGCAAACAAGGAGTTGAAACTATACAACCTTACAATGCGTGTCAATCGCTTGGAATTGTTAAAAGCAAACATAGGACTTGAATTGATTGCTACGTTCGATGATTTAGACAAATATTTTTCAAACGAACTAACTAAAGCTGGATTGAAAGAATTACAACGGCAAGCCAGCATTTTGGATATGACTATTTCTAAGAGCGATTACGGCAAGCGTGTGGAGCAAGTGTTGAACAGTTCATTTAAAGCAGAAGGGTTCGCAACATTTAGCGACAACCTGTGGATGTATCAAGCAGAACTTAAGTCTGATTTAGATAAATTGCTTGTCCGCAGTGTGACGATGGGACGTAATCCTAAGCAATTAGCGCCAGAATTAGCCAAATATCTTACACAAGAAGGGCGAGAGAATACTAAATTTAATACGCAACGGTTGATGGTAACAGAGACCACAAGAGTGCAGACTGGGATTCAAAAACAAAGCTATTTGGACATGGAATTTGAAGAGTTTGTTTTCATTTCAGAGCCTACCGCATGCAGAATTTGCTTACCATTGAACGACAAGACGTTTCGTGTTGATGATATGTCGCCTGGTTTAAACTGTGCTCCGATGCATCCTTTTTGCAGATGTAGTACGGCACCTTATGTTGATCGCCAATAACTAAGTCGCTAGCCCATTCGCTAACGGCTTTTTATTATGCCTTCTTACTGCTTACAGGCACTAAAGAGAAAGCTGTTCCGACTGACTGGCGTAACTAGTTAATTTATCGGGTAGCGGCGTAACCGTGGAGGAATAATCATGAAAAAACGTTTATTAATGCCTATGCACTTACAATACTTTGCGGAACCAGAAGGTGGTCAAGATACACCGCCGGCGGAACAACCTACACCACCAGATGATAAACCAAAAGGTGAAGAAACTGGCAAAACATTTTCTCGTGACGAAGTAGCAAAAATGATTGCTGCTGAAACTAAAAAGGCTCGTGCAAGCTGGGAAAAAGAACTAGAAGCAAAAAAAGAAGAAGCTAAGAAACTAGCCAAAATGAACGCGGAAGAAAAATTGCAACATGAATTGGAGCAAAAAGAAGCTGAAATTGCTGAATTAAAACGTAATCAAACTTTAAGCGAGATGAAATCAGAGGCTTCTAAAATGCTTTCTAGTGCTAGTTTGCCGCAAGATGATGAATTGCTTGGCTTGATTGTTTCGGAAGATGCAGAAGCTACTAAAAAGGCTGTATCGATTATCACTAAGTTTGCATCACAGATCAAAAAAGAAAATGCTCGCCAATCTACACCGGGCGAGGGCGGACAATTTACCGCTGACAAAGAAACAAAACAAACGGTAGCTAATTTAGCTGCTAAAAATCGAATTATCAAATAGGAGGAATAAACAATATGGCACAAACATGGAATCCAGATAACGTAACAGTTTATGAAACTAAAGAGGGTAAAATCCCTGACAAGTATAATACTTTGATTATCAACGACATCATGGAAAACTCGAAAGTAATGCAATTGGCAAAATACGAAGAAATGACAGATAAAGAAAAGAAATTTGAATACTTTGCTGAAGGTCCTGGCGCATACTGGGTTGGCGAAGGTGAAAAGATTCAAACGTCTAAACCTAAATGGTTGCAAGCGACAATGGTTGCTAAAAAGCTAGGTGTAATTATCCCTGTGTCTCGTGAATACTTGCATTATAAAATGTCAGATTTCTTCACAGTAATGCAACCTAAAATTGCTGAAGCTTTCTACAAAAAGTTTGATGCGGCTGCGTTACTCAACACTGACAATCCGTTTCCGCAGTCTTTAGAAGAGTCTGTAGTTGCAGCGGCTAATGTTATCAAGGGCCCTTTGACTTATGACAACATTTTGGCATTAGAAGATGCTTTGGGTAAAAACGAATTTGAACCAAATGCGTTCATCTCAAATCGTAAAAACCGCACGGAATTGCGTTCTGCTACTCAAACAGTGGGAACAAATGTTGAATTTATCTATGATCGTTCAGCAAATACAATTGATGGCCTTCCTGTGGTTGACTTGAAAGCATTGGGTAAAGGTGAATTGTACGCTGGTGACTTTAACTATATGTTCTATGGTATCCCATTCAACATTTCGTTCAAGATTTCAGAAGATGCGCAATTATCTACGCTTAAAAACGAAGATGGCACTCCTGTAAACTTGTTTGAACAAGAGCTGGTTGCGTTGCGTGCAACAATGGATGTCGGCTTTATGATCGTCAAAGATGCTGCGTTCGGTAAAATTGAACCGGCGGGGGAGTAACAATCCCCGTTATAGGCGTTACTGTAACGCCTAAAACCTCAAGCGCAGTTGCGGGGACTGCTGGCAATAGACAATTAACAGCCACCGTTGCGCCACAAAACGCAACAAATAAAACAGTGACGTATTCAATTGCGCCAGTAACAAGCGGATTGACGGTTTCTTCTAGCGGTAATATCACTTGGACTGACACAGTACCAGCCGGTAAATACACGACAACAATAAAAACGGAAGATGGATCACACACAGATACTCACGTTTTGACACTGACTGAGCCGTAGGAAGGATAGGTACGAATGGAAATTAAAGATGACGTTAAGAAGCTTCTAAGCGGTTCTACAGATGATAAGCTAGAAGTTATCGAGAGACGAACTAGAGAGCGCTTAGCGTCATTGCTAGGCGTTTCTGTTACACCAGAATCACTAGAATACATCGTTTTTGACGTAACGAACAAACGTTTTAACCGAATTGGGCAAGAGGGCATGACTTCATACGCTCAAGAGGGTTTATCGATGGCTTTCCCTGATTCCGATTTTTCAGAATACGCATCGGAAATTGATGATTTCAAACGGAAAGATGACGAAGAATTGTACAAACCTAGAAAAGGGAGCGTGCGGTTCTTATGAGATTTTTAGATGAGGTTATCTTTGAAAAAGATGGAGAAGGAAATCGTTACGATCCAGAATTAGGCGAGTGGATAGAAGAAGCACCGATTACGGTAACAACAAACGCAAATGTAACGGACTTAGGAACAGATAGAAGTGTGGCGATTTTTGGGGATATACGACAAGGGGCGAAGGTTATCAGAACCATGCCTCTTTTTGTTGTTCCAAAATATGACCGCATTATTTTTAATGGAAAGACATACAAAGATGTCGCTCAACGCAGCCTGTTATCAACGAATAGCATTATCGTCCAGGAGGTGATTGCAAAGTGAAAGTTTCATTGGGTTACAAAGGTGTGGATGAGCTGCTTAAACACTTGGAAGAAGCTGTCACGCTTAGAGATGTGCAAATGGTAGTTAAAACAAATGGAGCCGAGCTTACTAAGCGCATGCAAGAAAAAGCCCGCTTTAATGGACATTGGGAAGGGGATGTGTTTGTGCACCCGACAGGCTTCACTAGACGATCAATTCGAATGTGGTTGTTGGAAGGCGGTTTTGTTGCACAAGTTGGACCGCAGAGTGATTACAGTCCGTACTTAGAATATGGAACTCGATTCATGAGCGCTCAACCTTTCGTTGGTCCCGCATTTAATGTGCAGAAAGCAATCTTTATGAAAGACATGCAGAGGTTATTCAAATGATTAAAACAAGAGATCAATCATTATTTGATGAAATGTTTGCTAGGAGCCTAGCTCTTGGATACAAAACATATGATTACAAGCCTTTAGATAATGTTGGTTATCCTTTTGTGGAATTTGAGAACACTCAAACGATTCACGAAGCGAATAAAACTGATATTAAAGGTACTGTGATTGTAGTTTTATCCGTTTGGGGATTACAGAAGAAACGAAAGCAGGTGTCAGATATGGCATCTGCTCTTTTTAATGAAGCTAGATTGATAGAAGCCACAGAAGGCTATTATTGGGCTTTAAATTATCAAGCAAGTGGAATTCAAGTGATGGACGACACAACAACCAATACGCC